TAGTGAACTAATCAAGGCGAAATCGCTGGGGTTGGATATTCCAGAGCTGACAAAGGCAGCCCAAAGTAGATTGGCATATTTATATGACAACAAATATCGTTATGAAATGCAGGCGAAAGCTTGGGGATTGATTGGGACAACTGATGAACAAATAATTGGTGAGTATGATGTGTGAGGCAGCTATCCATTTTAAAGAGGTGAATTAATGAAAAAGTCATTTAATGAGTATATAGATAACTACATGTACTTTGAAGGCAAAGCATTGACTCATGAAAACATACTGGCTTTTCCAGCCAGTTTAGAGCAAACGCATATTCACGCTGTTAGGCATATGTTGATTTCAGAAGGTTATAATCCTGATGAATTTAAAGTATCAGAAATTCCTATATGCGGTGTTTACTATTTTGAAAAAGCCAATAAACCTTCGGGTACGGACTATTTTAGTGTGTTTATTAATGACCAAGGAAATATCGTTCCGCAATATTCTACAAAGAAATATGACAAGAACGGTTATAACACTTTCCCATGTCGGACTATCAAAGAAGCAATCGAGAAAAATGAGTGTTAAAAATTCAGCTATCCGACGAAATAGCAGAAAGCGAGGAATGAACGTGAGTGCAACCAGTTTATCAAAATTAATTTCCACTAGAAAAGAGGAATTAGCAAAACTTTGGGAGCTTAGAGGAACCAACTTCCCTGCAGTTGAACGCCAGAAAGATTTGAGAATCTCATTTATTGAACTCGAATTAGCGGACTTGGAGAAGCTGAATAGGCAACCGCAACTCAACGAGAATCAGCAGGAAATGTTACAAGAAGTTATAAAACAATACGACATCACTAAACCTAAAACAGTATTGCATGCATTAGAGCATCTATCGATGATCGCATTTCTGTTAGACGAAATGGACGAAGTCACTGAAGAAGATTGCATAGTGGTTGCCCAAGCGTTTCTTGATTGGGCGCAGGAACAGGAGGAAGAGTGATGAAAACCTTTGAACTAACATGCGTTTCCCACGATGGATCAGTAGGAACGATGCAAATTGAAGCTGTCACATCAGAGGGTGCTATTGCAGAAATGAACACTTATCCAGCAGTTAAATACGTTATAGCCTGCCAAGAAGTTAATTCCGCAATCGTCAGCGATAAATGAACGGAGGTAGGAAAATGAAATTAACTAAACATGGAGTAGCCACGTTCTACAAAGATCATGAAGTAGAAAGACGTTGGTATTCATCGAAAGAAGCAGCTGAAAACTCATTAAAACGTAAAAGTAATGATGTGTTCCGAAAGTACATTGGTACGAAAGTAATAGAAATGTACTGCAATGCATGTGATAAGGATTTGGAACCTGGAGACACATATATTAAGCAGGACGAAGAAACCAGATATTGCGAGAACTGTTATGAAGAAAATACAGTTACCTACTATACAGTGGGTGGAGAGCCTGTGGGTGGTGGAGACGATATCGAAGCTTTCGATACTTGGGATCAGGAGTGAAACAGGAGGGATAAGATGGTACCAAAATTTAGAGGTTGGCATAAAGAATTAGAACAAATGATTTACGGTAAAGAAGTTTGTGGACACATTGAATACACAACTAATCTGATTGATGCTCTTAATACGATGCTTAATGAAGATGATTATGATATAGAAGTCATGCAATCAACAGGCTTGAAAGGGTATATGTCAGATTCACACGAAGACGATGAGGAAAAGGACGTTTATAGAGGTGACATCATTGACATCTTTTGGGAAGAGTGGCCTATGGGCTATTACCAAGAAAATCATATGGTTGGAGTAGTTGATAAAGACGAAACAGGAACAGCATGGATAATCAAAGATGCCAAGTATGATTTCGACACTCCCAAACCTATACCTAGTGAAGTTGATGGTATTTCTGTTTCCATGAGTTTACCTGATGCGGAAGATTTAGAAGAAATATTCTTGCACAATTTTAATTTAACATCTAGCGATATAACTATTTTAGGCAACATCTACGAGAATCCAGAACTGTTGGATCAATCCAATGAAAGTTAATCATTTTACGGTACTGGCTGTTGTATCAATACTGCTAACGATTGCAGGCCTAAGTTGGCTATCCTATACAATTGTGGACCAACAGAAACAGATTGAGCAGTTACAAGAACAGCTGCAGCACGAGCAGATGAAGTACAAGATTATTATCAGCGATCCGTTAGTCAGGGATGCGATGGAAGCAGGGGGATGAAATAAATGTTAAAAGAAATAGGACGGATTGCTTTTCATGGTATGAATTCGAACGATGAAGAAGTCATGAAGGCTTGCTTGGAAAAAATATGGATCATGTCCGTTGAGAATGTTTCAGAATCAGAAGCCAGTAAAAAAATGAATGACAATCAAAAAGATAAAATCAAGGCAGATGATGATCGTGGGGTATATTTGGTTAAAAAATACGGTACATACAAAGGGTACTCAAAATTCAAATTGGCGTTAGATTTCTTTCAAATGAGTAATGACCGCTTTTTTGAAATATATAAGTTTAACTTTGTCCCTCGAGGTGAATTGTATGAGGTAGCCAGATCATATATAACCGGAAGACAATTGAGTATGGGTTTAAAAGTTGGAGCAAGTATTTCTGCCAATATGTTAAGTCGTTCCGGAATGGAGATAGATGTTTCTAGTAGTATTGCGAATCAGATCCGTAATTCTGTAAAAAATTCGTTTAGGCTAGGGGGGTAAATGATGGATTTTGCAGTGTTGGTAGCCGTGGCACTTTTTGCGACAGTATTTGCTAGTGTAATTTTCGGTAAAGAATTAGATGAAAAGGAGAAACAAGCCATTGCCAAAGAAAAGTTTCAATCAAGTCAACCTATAAATAAAGAGGAGCAAGATTATGGAGGAAGCTATTTTATGGAACAAGATGGCTTTGATCATCGAAGTGATCGTCACAGAGCAGTTAAAAGAGATCGAAAGTAAAGCAAAATAAAAAGCATTAAGCAATCGCCCAATGCCCCCAAAATAATGATTTTGTCCCCGCCAAGGTAACTTCATTATACCAAACAAAGGGGCGATTGAGCAATGATGCTATTACTAAGAGAAGTTGATTTCTCTCAAACGAGAAAGAATGCACGATATGTTTTGAAGAACTACCGTCGGTTGGAGCGGATTGCAGGTCGTTCAAAGATCGATGTCCGCTCACCGATTATTACTGATATGCCTAGAACACCTAGTAATGGAAACAAGTCCGAGGATGCTTTTATTCAAAGATTGGATGCAGAAACAGAAAGAGATGCAATAATCGTGGCACTTATGGCATTGAAACTAACGAGCAGACAGATACTTCATTATAGCTTCTGCTTACAAGATCAGTATTCTAATCTAAGGATCGCAGATGAGATGGGCTATTCAGTTCGGCAAATTGAGCGAATGAAATCAGATGCATTGGTTGAATTTGCTGAAAGTTATCGTCGTGGCAAGCTTGTCGCTTATCGATGAAAAATGGCGGTTTTTTGGCGGTATAATGGCGGTTTAATGACAATAATCCATAGTAAGATAGTATTATCAATTATTGTAAATAACAGGGCGCACTCCTTTAAGATACGTTGGCAGACCTCCTTTCTGAAAATTATTCCCAGCGCCCTGTATTTAACTAAGACGGCGACAAAAAATCTATTATGAATGGAGTTGAACACACTCCTTATCTTCATTCGCTAGCCGTCTTTTTTTATGTCACTGTGGCAGAGTGGTATTGCCTATCTCAAAACGAGGTAAGACTTGTGAGGTTCAAATCCTCACCAGTGACTTTGGGAGTTGGCAATTAGATTACTCACATGATCTTTGGTGCTTCCTACTAAACAGTCCCTAGGGGCTGTTTTTTTCTATTGGGTATCACTTGATTTATTGATATCATGTAGGAAAGGGAGTGGAGAATGTGAACGATAAAAAATCTGATAACTACGTACCTGAGATCAACCTAAAAATTCCAGACCACATAATTAGTTATAGTGAAAGAATCACAAAGATTGTTAATGAACACACTAGATCATTTGAAAATCTGAACGAAACTTTTCATAAAATTGAAGAAATGGTTGCATCAAGTCTATCTTCAAAAATGAAGGCGATAATTAATGTGCAAAATCAAGCTATAAATACGCTAAATTCATTTTCACAAAATGTTTCAGAAAATTTAAATTTAATCAATATGAATCAAAAAATTTCTGAGATTATGTCAGCTGTAAATTGGAAAGGAATATTAGATAAAGCAAATCGGGCCAAAGAAATTAATGCGGAGGCAGATCCCGAAATTTTGACAAAATTAGCTGATTTGGGGTGGTCAGCACCTACATGTATTTATATACCTTTACATTTGTATAGTCTAAAACATGAAGAAAATCTTAACAAACATATGATTCGATTATACTGTAGAAATAATTTCGGGTATTTAATTGAAACTTTAAACACTATATCGGATTCACTAGATGATGATTTTAAGATAATAGTATTTCAAATGATTGATGTTTTGAACGATGATTGGAAAAAATACAAACTTTGTACAGCAAATTTATTTATGATTTTAGAACATTTGTCAGTTATGAAAGTACACCCAGAATTGAAAACTAAACGTCTTCTTAATAAACCAATGATAGAAGAGTTGATGGCAGATAATGGGGAAGGAGACATATATTCTGCTGCTAAAGGTGAATGTAAAAAAGCAATAAAAGCATATTATGACCACCAAAATTTTGAGGAAATTACCGAGCTTAAGTTTGGCAGACACTCTTTTTTACATGGAAGATATTCACCGGAAAAATTATCATTTCTAGACTTTTTAAAATTAGTAAATTGTATAGGTTTTTATTTTGAAGTTACAGAAGAACTAGAAATAGTATGACAAATACAGAAAAAGGTGAGAGTAGTGAAACTAACTGAAAAGCAACGTAGATTTGCGGATGAGTACATTATCAGCGGTAATGCTACTCAAGCCGCTATTTCTGCTGGGTACAGCAAACGAACTGCTAAGTCTGTAGGTAGTGAGAACCTGACAAAACCTGACATTAGACAATATATAGACGAAAGACTTGAACAGCTGCAATCAGAAAAAATCGCTAATCAAGAAGAGGTCCTGGAATATTTGAGTAAGGTTATGCGAGGAGAAGAAAC